GCAGGGTGTTTCTGCTTTGCCTAGTACATATTCATATACATTAATGTCTTTGTATTCATCAGGCATAAACCATTCACTTTGACATACACCGTCAAAAGTCTGTTGATCTACATCTAATGGAATATACTTTTGTAGTTTATCAAAGCCTTGTTCTTCCATGGCCTTATTAAACTTATCTACATCATCTGACTGCTCACATAATACCACATGGCACTTGTCAGCATGACCTGTATAGATCATATCAATTAAATCTCTATTAGAGAATCGTGGAATACCTAGAGAGTCTGTTTTCATAAGCATACTTGTAGTTTAACTTACTTTTATAAGATTGTCAAGTCCTGTTTCGCCATTTTCTTGTTGCTGTTGTGCATCAAGTTTTTGACGAGCTCTACGACTTTCAAGTTCTAATTTGTAGTCGTCAAGGAGTGACGTGATTTGAGTTTGTACTTGTGGGTTTTGTGTTTGGAAATATCTTCGATTTAACAATATGATTTTGTCTTCAATTTCTTGATCTGTCAAAGATGACGTTCCTTCAAACAACGGATGCATTAATCAAAACTTCCAATATATTTTGCATAGTATGTTGTTGAACCTTGGAATGTCCATAACTCAATAAGATGATCTGCACCTGTAGTAATTGAACTAATACCGGTTGTATCTCTATTCCAAAAAGCTTCACTAGCAGAATCAAATTTAATTGTCAATGTACCGTCCCATTGTAGATTATGTGTTCCGCCACTTGCTGTTATGTTTAATGTAATTTTTTGATAATAGCCAGAATCTGGAGAAGTTGCACTGTCAATGTTTAACGTAGTGTCGTCAGTTAAATTAATAGTTTGATAGTTACCAGACTCTTCACCATTAAAATAAATTGTTTTAGTGCCACTAACTGTATTGCCAACATTATATTTTACTTCTCTTTGGCCTTGTAGTGTTGGATTAATTAGTCTTGCTGTTCCGCCAGCTTGTAAAGCAACAAATGTTGTGTTTGCTTCGTTTCTAACTGCATATGTTTCTAAATCTTCTAATCTAGCTTTTGATGAAGTAAAGTTTGTATTAATAACATTAAAGTTATCACGAAATCCTTGTGAATCATTATCTTGACCCGGTACAGGAAATTCTGTATCTAAATCTGTTATGCTGATTGGATTACTTGCTGGTACGTCTGACATATTATTCTCCTAGTGCAGTATTTATCTTATTAAATATTAAAGTCATAATTTGCGAATAGTATATACTGATCGTTACTACTCCCCTTTGTACTATCAATTACATACCTGTCAATAGTAAAATTAATATTTGAAAAATCAAATCCGCTATTTTTTATGTTTAAAAGAACATCATTTGCTGTTCCTGATTTACAATAACTTAATACAACAGCCGGAACATATCCTAATTCTTCAATATTATTCTCTTGTGGAGTTCTCATCCACAATGGTAAAAAATTACCATCTGTAATTCCAACTGCTTGTATTCTATTACGCATATTAGTTATATTACTAATATATTTTTTAGTTTGTTTATCTTCATCTATACTTATAGCATCACTATCAATTTTTAATGTATTAGTAATAGGCCTAAATTTGTAAGGTTCGTTTGTGCCTGCTAGTGAAGAATTGTCTTTACTTTCGTGTTCAATGCTATTAATTAATCTATCATTTTTATTTTTAACATTTATACTATTTTTTGTATTACCAACGGTTGGCTCCAATGGATCAATAACTTCTACATATACAACTTCATAAACAGGATTCTTTGTACCTGGTTCATATGCAACTGCTGATCTAATATTTCCAAACTTAAATTGTTTCTTCTTGTGATTTTGTGCTGCCGCCGCAACAAATTTTTCCATTTGAAGATTTTCAATTCCAGCATAAACTAACATTTTTAAATCTTTTTGTAATCCAAATTCAGGGTCGTTAGGTCGATAAACATAAGAAGGTTCAAATATAACTGGGTCACTAATAAAACTATTATATAAGAATTTTTGATCTGCCTTTAAAAAAGGTTTAACAACTAAGTTGCTAAATGTTAAATCATTTGGATCATTAACATTAATGGTGAATGATTTTGTAGTTGCACTAAATCCAAACTGATCTTCAGCTTGTGCTGTGAAGGTATATGATTTATCAATATTAGTAGTATTGCCATCAAGTATTAAATCGTTATTATCAAATACAGTAAGTCCTGAAACTGCAAATTTTTCGTATGGTTCCCATTTAGCACTATCACTAATAAAGTCTAAAGACGATGTATGTGCAAGCAAACATTTATATTTTGCCGTGCCTACTTTAACAATATCGTTTGCAACATAATTCCTTGCAGTTTTCCAAAAGCTACGATAGAAGTTTTCGCCAAACTGTTGTACTTTTCCAAATATTTCTCCGTCAAGTGCTAAGTCTAATCCTGGAGGTAATCTTCCTTGTGTTTTTGTATAACGGACAACAGCATTTGTCACACTAGTAGATGCATCGATACTAAATGTACTTGTTAAGTTTGCATTAATTGTACCTAAAATATTATTGCTTTGCCATGTTATTGTGCTATCTACTTCACCTAATAATTTAACAGTAAATGTTTTATCTTTAAATGCTGAGTTAGTATCTTCTTTACTATTTTCAATAATAGTTTTAGTAAACGTTTCGTTAACTTTTAAATATGCATCTAATGGTTTAGAAAGAGTAATAACATCATAACGGAAATCAGCATTATTAATTGCTGTTATTTCAAATATAGTTCCTTTAATATTAAAAGTTTCATTTAATAATAATTTTAAATCAGGATTCTTTTTAATTCTTAAGATAAACGTATTAAGTTGTTGAGCAGTACCGACACCACTAGCAGGACCAGCAGCAACAAAGTTAGTTCCAACGTTGTTATCTACAGCACCAACTTCAGTAAAATTTGTATTTTCTGTAGTTAAGATTTTATACTGACGTTGTAAAATTAATTTTTTAGCAGGAGTTCTAGTTTGTGGAAATGTTTCTTCGTAAGTAGTAAAACTTAATTGTTTTGTATTATTAGGAATATCAGTATATCGTGTTGCTCTTACAGTAAATTTATATTCTTTAGTAATATTTGGTTGATAAGGTACAATACCAGCAATTTCTCCGCTACCAGAATCTAATTCTGTACCGGGTGGTATAAGGCTTGGTGTGCCGTCGTCATTAAAGTCTTTAAGACTGTAGTTAACAAATCCAACAATAGAGTTAGAATCAATAATATCTAAGTACATTGTAAGGAAGTTGTTTGCTCTACGATACCCTAAGTCTGCTGGAGTTAACCATACTGGAGTTCTAACATGAGAAGCATCTGAACTGAACAATGTGTTGGCCGCTTGCATAAGTGTATTATCTGCACGTAAAAAATCATCTCCAACTACAAATACTCTAAATAAACGTTTTTCAATAGTATCACCGTCTGATACACTTACACGAAATTGATAATTCCTGTTTAGTTTTTTTGGTGACTTGGTAGCAATACTCTTATCATAAAATGCTGTGTCGTAATAAAAACTGTCATACCCATTTGCACTACGCACTCCAAAATCAAACGGAAATGTTCCATATGGGTTACTGTCATAGTATCCGCTTTCAGCTAATACGTCAATAGCAAGTACAGGGTCAACAACACCTACTAGCCTGCCATCAGTTGTTAATTTAATGCCAGGTGGAAGTTCTCCGTCACCACTTGCAATAAAATATTCTAAAGTTTGATTTGCTTCAATGTCGCTATCATTTGCTACTAATTGAAAATCAATAGGACTATTATCAAGTATATAAAATGCATCGTTATTACCAACAGACAACGATCCTGCACTAGTTTCCCATATTGGTTTATCAGCACCATTTACATTTATTCTGAAAGTTCTATCATCAATTTCTGTATCTTTAGATGCTCTAATTACAAATTTAAATTCTGTTTCTCTAGCAACTTCGAGAGGAGTACCTTGGATAGTATGTTGTTTAATTTGTAAGCCAGGAGGTAGTATACCGCTTATAACTTCTAATGTTGCGTCAGGATCAACAGTTAAATCTATTGGAAGTAATTCAGCAGAGCGCGATTCTCCTTCTCGTTCTGCTCGAAGAGTCTTACCTTCTTCAATACTTCGAAGACTAATATTATTTTTTGCTGTCCACAATGCCATACAAGGTTCCCTTTATATAGCAGTATTTATCGAAAAATTAGATGTTGATAGTGCCAAGATCTAAACTTACATTAACGCTATTGCCACTAATCGTCCCAAAGTCAACAGTAGTTGTAGCAAATAGGAAGTCCCATAAGTTTGTTACTGTTGTAGGTGTGATACCATTGAAGTTCCAACTATTAGATTCTTGTCTAAAGTAGTTGAGATCTCGTATATCAATATTGTGTACATTCCCTGTAAGGTTTCCGGTAAAATTTGCTGCTACTGTTGTTGCGTCTATTAATCCAACGTTACCTAAATTATGTCCGTTGGCATTGAGAGCTGCTGCTAGTTTTGGCGCTGTGTCATCTTCTAGCTTAGTTAAAGCAGATGAATCAATTCTAATGTTGTTGCCATCTCTAGTTGTAGTGATTGATGTTCCGCCTTGTATAGTAAACGTAGTATCTTCGACTACGACTAAACTTCCGGAGTCTGCTGCAACTACAAACTGTGTTACACCAGCATCAACATTAATTGTTAAGTTATTACTATCTGACGATAGCGTTACGTTATTGCCGCCTACTAGTGATTTAAATTGTAGTTCTGCTTCGTTTTTACTAGAATATAAACCTTCTCCAGAACCAAGATTTACAACAGTAGTTGCTTCTGGTGTCCTAGTATCTAAGTCTGCAAAGTTATAAACAACTTTGTCAAATGCTTCTCTTAAGTCGTCACCAGTACCGTCGTTTGCTACGCTACCAAGGTTTATAGTTTTTAGTGCCATGTTTGTCTCCGCTTTACTATATTTATTATAAACGTCCTACAACTACTTCAACAACGCCTCTACCATCGTCATCTTTAGTTCCTACTGCTTTACCAATTACAGTTCCTAGTTTAGGATCATTATCAACGATAGCATACCCTGGAATTGCACTAGTTACAAGCATGTCACCTTTTTCAACAGTACCAATAACATTACAAGGAACACGCCCTGTTAATGCTAGTTCAATGACAGTATCACCTTCTAGTTGATTATTCATCAAGTATGCAGGATCAGTTGACACAACACCTGCAATCTTACGATCACCTTTGGTATTTGTTGTAGTAACTTCTTGGTCACCACCAAATACTACAACAGTTCCGGGCTCATAAGCTTCGTCGCCTACATATTTTTCTGCCAAGTCAGCGTAGTTAGCTGATGAAGCATTACCTTCTAAATTACCAACAAATGTTGTAGTTGATAGTCTATTTGAACTTGGATTATAAGTTAAGTTAGCCGTATCATTGTATATAGATTCGCTGTTACCTGCTGAGTCTGTAAATACAGGATAGTATGTTCCAGCTGTGTTAATGTTTGAAACTTTCATAGAATCAGCTGTGCCAGCTGTAACTGAGCTTAAATCTGCAGTAATTGTTCCACTTGCAAGATCAGTGCTGTCAATACCAGTGCCTGCGGTAAACTGACTTACAATATCAGTAATTCCGTAACCTGCTACTGTAGTTGGTTTGCTTGACACATTACTAAACGCAACACCGCCTGCTGTGCCACTAACATTACCAGTAACATTACCAGTCAATGCACCAGTAAATGTTGCTGCTGTTATATTATTTGTACCAACAGTTAAATCACCACCAAGTGTAGTATCGCCTGTGCTTGGATTAAATTTGAATTCAGTAGCAGTATAGAATGTCTGTTTAGCTCTTGAACCACTAGCTAAGTTGTCTGTAACAAACGTCATATAATGATCAGCAGCAACAGCAGATGCTTGTTGTGCTGTTTGCAGTTCTTTTGCTTCATCTGCAATGTCCACACCACCCGTTAGTGATCCACTAAAAATACCAGTAAACGTTGAGTCAGATCCAGTTGTACCTACATCAACAATTATATTACCACTACTATCTTTGATATCACCATGATGTGTACCATAGTTATCTGTAATGTATGCTTTAGCCCAATAGTCATCACTTTGACCAATTGTATTAGTGCTACTTGAAACAAAGTCTACGCTTGCACTAATTTCATCACTAACTATAAGTTTATTTGATACTGTGCCTGCGCCACTTGCTGTAGCAAACACAATGTTACTTCTTTCGGTTGTATTTGTTACGTTGGTAGCGTTTGCTGTGATAGTTGCTTTTATTTGATCTAAATCTGTTGGTGTTGCACCATTACTTTGGAAAGTAATAACACCTAAGTCGTCACCTATTGCTGGCGTATCAGTTGTCTTCTGTAGAATTAGATTAAAACCATCAGCACCGTTTGCTGCACGTTTCATCGTAAGCTCAGTGTCAGTAATGATATTATTCATTGTTAGTGTATCAGCAGTAACATTGTCACCTAGCGTAATATTACCGTCAACTGTAAAGTTTCCAGTAACATCTAAATTGCCACCAATATATGCGTTTTCAGCAATACCTACACCACCGTCTACAATTAATGCACCAGTTGTTGAACTAGTACTAGTTGTAGTGTTGTTTAAGTTTACTGCACCAGTAACATCAAGTGTACCGCCAATATGTGCGTTTTCAGCAATACCTGCGCCGCCGTCTACAATTAATGCTCCAGTTGTTGAACTAGTACTAGTTGTAGTGTTGTTTAAGTTTACTGCGCCTGTAACATCAAGTGTACCACTAATAGTAGTGTTTGGTGTAACAGTTACACGTTGCCCGTTTGTTGTAGTTTTAAATACAATTAAGTCGCCTGCACTATCTTTGATGCTTAATGCATCTGCTAGATTAGTTGGAACTACAATTTCGTTTTCAGTAGTTGGGCCTTTAAAGTTTATACTTTCAGAAAGATATAAATCCTTCCACGCCATTGTAGCAGCACCTAAATCATAAGTATCGTTTGCACTTGGTATCATACTACTTGCAATATCAGCTGTAAATGTAACTGTATCAGTTGCAGCATTACCAAGAGTTGTGTTTCCATCTACTTGTAGTGTACCGTAAGTTCTAGTATTACCAGTAGCTTTATCAACACTAAATTTAGTAGCAGTACTGTTTTTAACTATTATTGAATTATTAAATTGTGTTGATGCTGATGATACAACAACCTGTTGCGATGCACTAGCACTTAAAATAATTTGAGTTTCTGTTACTTTGAATGCGTCAGCATCACCATTAACAACAAGAGTTATTTCATTAGCAGCAGTGTTCCATCCGCCTGCTCCTATTGAAATACCTGTAGCACTACCATCTAGCTCACCCGGTGCTTGAATAAAGTTTGTAAATACCCAAGGTGTAACCAAGTATGGCGAATCGTTGCCGCCAGTAAGTTCAGCGTTTTGTGCAAAACTACTTGCATATCCTTCAAAGTTAGTTGTATCTTTGTCAATAATTTCTGAACCAATTTGAACACTTGCTAAAGGAATTTTCATTACATGTTCATTTGGATCTGCAGCCACAACTGGCTTAGTTCCTTCTACAGTAAATGCTATAGAGTTAGATCCGTCTGGATTAATTCCAGGAGTATATATATTTAACGTTCCTTCTGTTGCACTTGTATCAGCAACAGCAAACCCGTCTACAATCAAACCTTTTCCATGTATCCAACCTGATAAACTTCTGTTAGTGTCAATATTACTAAGAGTGTCACCAGTTTGTAATGTTCTTACTAAAGATGCACCTGCAGCAGATATTGTAACTGGAGTACTTCCGTATAATCCATCTTTAACTTTTATTAACGCATCACCTAGAATTGATTGATTAGTGATAATATTAGTTGGAGCAATATTAAATCCGTTTGCAAATCCGCCTGTTACTGGGTTGCCATTAATTTTTAATTGTCCTGGCGTGCCAGCACTACTAAATGTTCCAGTTACGTTAATAAGTGTTACTTGATTTTCACTGAATATACTACCTTGTACGGTACCACTACCTGATTGCCCAGTTTGTGTAATAACTTGTCCGTCTGTAGCATTAAACTCATAATTGGTAGTTATTATAACTCCGCCGGTAATAGTTTGAAGATTTGAACTATCAAAGTCTTTATCTTGTAATGCTCCACCTTCGTCAACAATTTGACTAAATGATACAGCTCTAGTTATACCACTTTCACCTGCACCTTCGTCGTCACCGTCGTAATCAATGTCTGCACGACCAATAACAGTTTTCTCTGGTAAGTTTTGTATCTTATCAAATGTAATACCGCGATCTTTAATATTAATGTA